ACTCAACATAAGGAGCATACGGCATATGTGGCCCAATTTGCGCCGACATAACGCCATAGAAATCTACTGTAATGGAGTTTCGTAAGGCCCCTGTCCGCACCGGGCAACGTTTCTTTGCTCCGAACTGGATATTAAGCGCCGACTTGCCGATCTGCTCCTGAACGGCCTTACGGACTTTAGCATTGGCGAGGTCTATCTTAGCAAGAGTTTCCTTTACGCCTTTAACTTCCAATGTCACAGTTGTTTTAGCCACTTTGCACCACCTCTGAGCAAAGCAGTTCGAACCAGCGATGTCGTTCCTCTACATCAACGACGGCCTCTATCTCCAACACTCTACCGTTATAAAGAAGCCGCAAATGCGGCTTTATCCCCTCTCGATACCTCATCACGACTTTGTGGCTTAACTCCGCCTGCACCTGCTGCGCCCGGTATCTTTCTGTTCCTCGCAATGGCTCTACCGCTGCCCATACGGTAGCCACGTCCTGCCATGTTTCGGTAATGCCGCCGTATCCGTCGTCTGCCCTAATTAACCCCTGAATAGTCACCCGGTGCCGCAGTTTGCCTACACTCATAGCAGCATCACCCGGTAAGGCTGCAAGAGAGTTTTGACCGCTGGAGGCAGTTCTACCACCTCATCACCCCGGTGTTCGTACAGGTGCACTATCAGCATTAGGATAGCTTGCTGGATGACCTGCGGCACGTCGGCAGAAGTATCGCCATAGCCCGCCCTATAGCGGATTACCACGCCGCCGGGGTTGGCCGCGTAGAGTGGCACCTTAATGTGAAGAACATCCGGACTTACCAGGGCGTAGTTCTCTGCCGCGGCCGCTACCCCGTCAACGGTAATAGTCTCCACCGCCTGCACCGGGGGTCTCGGCAGGTGCAGCACTCCGCAGGCCGAATCCAAGGCCAGTTCCCACGTCTGGGTGATGAAGGCCCGCCGGGTGTACTCCTCCGCCTTCTGCCTTGCCGCAGCAATCAGCGCGGCAATAAGACTATCTTCTTCGGTTCCGTCCACCCTTAGATGTAGTTTTACTTCCTCCAGTGTCACTGGCTCTATTGTCGGTGGTGTCACTAGCCTTAGATACATTTTCTTTCACCTCGCTTGGCCCCTGCAGGCTCTTGTCCTGCTCGGCCACTCCCGCTTGTATCCAAGCCTTTGCCGTCTTTTCATCAACATCCACAACAGAACCGGGCGTAAAAGCCCGGTCTGCTGTTGCAATGCTCCTTAATATCCTAATTCTCATCATTAATCACCTTTACGATGTTGCCATTAGCCCGGCATCACGCAATTTTTGTAAAAGTGTATTAAAATCTGCTACCAAAGTCGTTACATCGGCAGCAGTACTATCTGCCTGTGCGGGCATCCGCTTAACTTCTATGCCTTGTAGTGTTAATTTGCCATTCACCCTTAAAATATCATCCCCAGTAGTAGGGTCATAACCTCTTGTAATATTACCCATTTAAGATACCTCCTTAGATATAGAATTTGGGAGGCTTTACAGCCCCCCCTTTAGTCAATTACTATTACGCTGCTGGCACGTTCAATATTCTTAATGCGTCTGGCCTTATCACACCGCCACCGACTCTATAGTGCACTTTAAACCCTACAAGGCCAGCTTCAGCATATAGTTCTACCAACCTCTGTACAGTCATGCCAAGACGGTCAATGATCCTGTATCCGCTTCTAATGTCACCAAAAATAGCTACATCAGCAGCAGTACCAGCAGAAGGAATATCTGGAATGTCCTCCTGATTGTATACAGGATATCCAGCAAAGCTGTTAGGTCTGCCAGTCTGGAGCGAAGGTTGCCACAGATACTGGCCGTTCTTGTCTTTGAGCAATCTTATAGCCAATTCAGTTTTGGAGTTTACAATCAAAACTCCGTTTTGTCTGTACTGTGCGGGCACTTCATATATGAGTTTGAGTATATCGTCAGCAGTAATTTCCCCAGCCTGGCCAGCATCGACTCTGGCTACAACCGAACCGTTCAGAATACCTTCAGGCTGCTTGTTAGCATGGCCAGTACCAACAACAAAAGCAGTATCCTCGGCCTCGGCAATAGCCCGGGAGAAGGAATCAGTTACAACACTCTCCAAAGCGACATCGGTGTCCATCAGCTCGTCTTCGCCAATTTTGGTCAAGCCGTAGAGGTCTTCGACGTACTGATAGTCATCATCAGGTGTCATAGTAGACTCGGTCAAAGTGCTACCAGTTTCCAGTTTGCCCCATCCAACGGTTACCTCAGTCAAACTGCGTCTGCGAATTCTGTCGCTTCTAGTCTGTCGTACGGTTGCCAAGCTACGGATAATAGTTATCTTAGGAAGCTCTCTGTAAATCTCACTCTCCAATTCCTCAGGAATGAGAATCTGTCCAGTTGCATCGGATACAAGTGCTTTGATTTCTTCTGGAGCTAATGCAGATTTGCCTTCTCTCATGAATTTGAAAAATGCTGCTTTTCTTTCGCTTGGTTGTCCATTATCCTTGGTGCCATTATCACCCATAGGCGGTCTCTTTATCATTGTCTCAAGTTGTGCGATTCTTTCGTTTATTTTTGCTTCGAATTCCTCAAATTCGGCCTTGGTGTAAAGCCCTTTCTCCTTTGCCTCGAATTTATCTCTCAGTTCCTTGATGAGATTTTGTAACTCTAAAACTTTTTCATCCATTTAAAACACCTCCAATAGTTTTTTAAGTTCTTGAATTGACTTATCTAATAGCTCTTGTGTTTTGCTTTCTGGCGGCTCGCTACCTTTCGGAGTGTCATCCGACGGCTCCGAAGCGGCTAGGAGTGCCTGCAAAGCTTGTATTGCCTGCTCCACCAACGCACTGTTGGCAGCAGACAAAACGCGGCCTGCTTTGATTTCATGGGCCGCGCCTATAACTGCATAAAGCAGCATGTTTAAGTCAGCATGTTTCTCCGCCCAGGGCGGCTCCCTGTCCATTTTGCGGTAGTACCGCTCTAAGTGCCGCTTCACAGCAGGAATGTCGCTGTCGGAAATGTTCACCCCGCCCCGCGCCCCCTGCACTGCGGCAGCAGCAGCATATATAGCCCTAGGTACTGCCATGAGCTGTCCGTTGATTACATCTGCAATAGGTAGCTTGTATGCGCCGAAGTTTTCTGCATTTTCGGCATCATACCACAAGAAAGCCTTGCGATATTTTGCCCAATCTATGTTTGCTTTGTCAGGGCCTCCTGCCCAATTTGCCACCCTTGCCCTTGCAGCGTCAGCATCCCAACTTCTGTCTTCACTAGCAAGCGGCAGGTCTTGGAAAGGCACTACTGCTTTTACTGCTGTTACCTGTGCCTGTAGGTTCATAGGAAAGGTTACCAGGGACCACTCCCAAAGACGGATCTCTTTGAGTCTGCGAGTTGTGCCCTCCCATAGTTCTTTTACTGCATCATACCCAATTGAAAGACCTTTCAGAGCTCCCTGTTTGAGAAGCGCATAAGCCTCTCTACCTTTAGTGGTTTCAAGGTTAAGTTGTCCCTTAACCCTTAAACCTTTATCGTCTTCGTAAGCCTCAAGCGTCACTCCAATCGGTTCCCTGGGATCATGCTGCCAAAGTATGGGCATTTTAGGATTTTCTTTTAGAGTCTTCTTAAAAGCTCCAGGCTCTATAATGTCCCCGCCCAGTTCCTCGTTGTTGAATTCATCAGCATACCCCTCAAATACACCCTGCTCGTCTATAGACTTGACTTCAAATTTAAAACCTCTTTGCTCCAACCTTAGTCACCCCTTTCTAAAACTTGATAGCCCACCGTGCATCTGCAGTTTGGATGCGCAGGCGGTGTAAAAATATTTGGCAATTTGTCAGTCACCCCCGGGAACGTCTCTTCCAGTCCTATTACCTGCCCATCCAAGGGCCCGCAAAAGTCACACGTTCTTTCATCATCAGCCGTCATCCACACCTTTACAACTTCGCCACCAAAATAACCTTGTTCCTGAGCCTGCCTGATTGCTTCAAACTGGCCGTAATTATAAGCAAAGGATAGCTCTGTTCTTGCTATTCTCAATGCCCTGAATCGGTGCAAATACCCTGCATAATTCAGCACCTGATGTTCTACCTTTTTGAGCGGTAGTCCTTCAGCTATGAGATTTTCTCTGAATCGCCTCACTGCTTCTGCTTGCTTTGGTGTCAAACCGACGACAGGACGAAGTATTCGGCCTAATTCTTCTGGAGATACTGGATTGTCAACAGTATAATATCGCAAAATAGCCCTCATTGCCTGATGCTGCAAATCCGATAAAGCAACAGCTAACTCTCCACCTCTAACTTGTATCCATTCTTCTATCCTACGGCCGGTAGGAGTGAAGCCGAACGGCCTGCCCGCATATTCCTCTATACTCTCCCCTAGCTTCTCCCCTGCCGACTGCATCGCCCTGCGCCATTCAGGGTTAAGCGCCTCAACAACAAAGCGACTGTAATCCTGCTGCCATTGTAGAATCCATTCAAGCGGCATCTCGTGGTCTCGGACGGCATTCCGCAATTCGGCATAGGTAATTGCTTCTCGTTCCCTGTTCCATGTGTTGTAAAGCCACCTCTTTATCTTAGGCTCATTCCTGTCCAAGTAACTTTTCAAAACCTGTAATACGTCACGTTTATTAATGGGTATCGGCTCCATCCAAGGCGGTATCCCTGGTGGATTGTAGCCAGGTACTATTTCGCCAGGTGAAACTACATCTGGTCTTGGAATAGCACTTTGTATGTCTCTTCCATATGGATCTGTTTTTCTCATCATTCTTCAGTCACATCCTCACCGCTAATAGTAGCCAGCGGCATCATATTGCCCGGCACCATAAGCGTATCTGCTCCGGGCACTTCCTCATATCCCAACAATAACCTTGCCTCATTCGGTGTTAGTACTCCAATTTTGACCGCTTCCATAGCTTTCTCCCAAACCGCCGCTCGGTCTTCTTGCAAGGCTTCTATCTCGTCTCTATCATAATCGATATAAATACGGTCATCGCCAAACTTCGGCACAAGCCAGTTGTTTAGTTCGTTCCGTATCCAGTCCATTAACGGTAACACGGTTTCGGTATAGAATGCTTGCCTAGCTTCCTTGTAGTTGCTGTATGTCTTGTTCGCCGTATCGCCGATGAGTTCCGGCGGCACTCCGAAGGCTATAGCAATTTCCCGCGCCGACAGCTTGAGGCCCTCCAGCCAGTGCATATCGGCAGGAGAAAGGCCCATCTCCTTCCAGTCCAGGCCGCCCTCTAGTAGTAAGGGCCTGCCAGCATTCTTTGCACCTGAATACTGTTCTTTTATTTGCTCCTTTAGGCGATTGAATTGCTCTTCTTGTAGCTCTTGTTCTGCTACCAACGCTCCTGGTGGTCTAGCCGAATTTTGGAGCAATGCCACATTCCACGCCCTGCTTTCATTGTTCTGGTCTACGCTCCTTGCCGCCGCCTCGATAGGACTCATGCCGTACCAGTCGTCAAGTGGGTTGAACAGCTTCTAGTGCAAGATTTCGTCCGGTTTAACAGCAACCGTTATCCCAACTACAGTGTGCTGATTACCAGCTATGAGATGTTGTGC